AGCGTTTGGAGCACTAAATGAGAGTCAGAAGGCTGCGAGCACCATCCAGATGATGATGGCTATCCACGGTTCCCCGCTGATGGATGCCAACACGCTCAAAGCAGCCCAGTCCTGGCTCGAACGGAATATGGTCCTCACTGACAACGACCCCGGGAGCCGTGACACTTTCTCTTACGATTTCAAGGACAAAATCGCAACCGCGCTATCTGAGGTTAACAGTAAATCTAAAAATACTGAAACCAATAGAACTAAGTCCCAAGCCGAGAAAGATAGCAGTATGGGAGATGAAAAGACAGGCGATACGTCGATGACCCATCTGACGCACCAGATGACGTAAACGTCGAAGAAGGTAATCAAGGTGGCTACTACTATGAGGTTGGTGGTAGTGAGGATTCAGGCGGTGAAGGAGATAACGGTTCATCTGACGGAGGTCAAGAAGAAGTTACCGCTGATGATGTCAGTAATGTAGTCATTGATTCGTTAGCAGAAAATATCGGATACACTGCTGAGCAATACGGACAAGACCCTCAAGTAGCAGCTGAAAACTTCTACCAACAAGTCCATCGAGAAGGAAGGGACATAGCAGAAGCGTATGTCTCCAACACTGAAGGAACAAGCGTAGAAGAAATCCGTGAAGTGATGGCTGAGGAATTCGATATACCATACGATACTAGCGGAGACGAGGACGAGGGAAATGACACCAGCGATGAATCGGGACCAGACGAGGTTACTATGGACGGCAATGATGCAGATGCTATAGCAGACCTTCTCGGTACGGCAGCTTTAGAAGCTACCGGAGGTGAGAGAAGCGACATACGGAGTGTCCGGAGTGAAATAAGCGGTCAAAGAAGCTCGGACGAGATAGACTTAGATGAAGAAGCTACTGAAAATCTAAGGACTGCGCTCGAATATGCTCGTGAATCTGTCGGAGATGAAGATGGACGAGGCGATGAAGTTACTGAAGGTCAGATAGAAATTCTCGAAGACTATCTGGAAAATGAGGGCAGCGACGAAAGCAGCGGAAACAACGGAGACGAAGACGAGGGAAATGAAAACGGCGGAAATGGCGAAGATAATGACGGAGGCTCACTAAGCGACCATAACCGAGAACCAGTCAATACTGCTATCGACGAGAGCCATATCCCAGAGCCAGAAGACTATCCTGACTGGATGGTAGATGAAGCCGAAAATCCAGAGGCCTTTGCTGAACGAATGGCTGAAGATTATCAAGAACGCATTTACTCGCTTGCCAATGACCCGCGCTTCGGCGATGGTGATATTACCGAAGAAGATGTCGGTGAATATCTCGAAGACGAAGGCATCTTAGATGAAGTTCGTGAAAATGCCCAAAATGCCTTTAGCAATTAGTAACTAATCTGTAAGCATATACACCAAGACTTTTATACTAAGCCCAATATAGTATCACATACGACACTAGCTCCCAGTGTCGTGACACTCGGCCTCGCCCAAAACTCCTCCGGACTGTCTCATAACAGTCCCTCTTTCGTAGCTATGACAGACTCACTCGAAGAGCAAATTGCACGACTCGAAGACGAACTAGGCCTTACAGATTCAGAGACAGTCAAAAGAGCTGGACGAAACGTCGCTCACCTCATGGACTGACTGTTCTTTTACACTAGTATAACTAGTAGCTAGTAACAACACAAGTACAATCAAGTCCCCTGTCCTGTGCAAGTATATCAGACGGTGCATTGGAGCGCTCCTCGCCATCGAGTGGTTCTCCCTAAAGGTCCGAAGTCATCCAAGGTCCCCTTCGGTCCCGAACGGTGCGGACGCTCCTCTGAATAAATTCAGACTTGACCGACATAGTCACGCCTCAATTGGGGCGTTTGCACCTATCCCCGCTCGCCTCCTGTGGGCTGGGTCCTAGGCTGGTAGGCTCATGGTCATCAACCGTACCAGGTTTAGTCAGCCATCCTTCAAGTGTTGGGCTGATTTCTACCAAGCGGCTTCCCATTTGCTGCTTTCAAACCGATGGAACTATATTTCGGGAAGCCCAACAAGAAATTGTCTAAGTTCCTGATAGGGTTGCCTTGTTGGGCATCCCTGTTGGACTTCCTTTGGTATAGTTCGCTTAGTCACAAATATAGCGTTCTGGCATATAGCGTTTGCGAAGTGCCAGCATAACGATTGCACGGAGTATAAACCTTTATATCTGTAGACCTATGTTTTAGATTACGGAGGACAATGGCCGAACTTTACATGGAAATCGACTTCCGCGAAGTCAAAATGGGTTCTCAGAAAGAGATACTCAAAGCGGCAGTCGAGTCAGACCACGTGGTAGATTACGATGTAGTGGAACAGGGAGATTCAGGGTCCGGGATGGATGTTGGTGACATCATCATCAATGACACAGTGTGCATTGAACGAAAGGCTCCTGATGATTTCATCCAGTCGATGACGAGCGGGCATTTAGAAGACCAAATCGCACGTATGCACCAGGAGTACGACCACGTCTACGTGCTTGTAAGCGGGACATACGACGATTTGCGTATGTCGAGGTCCAATGTACCATGGCCTGCTATCCGAGCGTTTGTAACGTCCCTTACGGTGCGCTGGCAGACTCCTCCGCTGTTCTGTTCAGACGAACGACAGCTCGCTCTTACTGCTATCGACCTTGGACGGAAGGTTACCGAGCCGATGAAGCGGCATCCGGGTAAGCCTGACATAGATGTTGATAGCGATTTAGGTCCAGTTGGACAGGCTGCTATGCTGGCAGATGACATCGGAGCGAAGACGGCGGAGGATATTCAGGAGTCAGGAAAGTTCTTTACCGTGAAGGACTTGTGTGAAGCAAACGTAGAAGACCTTACTCAAATCGACGGCATAGGGCCGAAGACAGCGACTAAGATTAAGAGTAAACTGTCATGATAGACCTACTCATCGAAGCATTACAAGTTGGTGTAACAGCGTTAGGGGCTGTAATGGTGTGGTATCCATCAGCAATACTCCTCGGTGGTAAAGGACAAGCAGGAGACGAACTGATGATAGTTGTGCAGATGTTCTTCGGATTTCTCATCCTGTTTACAGCTCACATTCATGGTGTAGTATGGTAGTGTACGTTGGATGCGATGAGTGCGAGTTTAAGGGCGAGGTAGATTCGTATAACTCATCTTCGATTGAGTTTTGTCCATCATGCGGCAAGGAGTATTTTCATGGTTAATGGAGCTAAGTATGAGCGAGATTTGAGGGACTTGTTGTACGAATCTGGCTTCGCCGGTCTTCGGGAGCCGGGTTCGGGGAGTGACCCTAAGCGTGAAGCTCCTGATATTCTCGCTCGCATCGGCGGGATTGACTTCGCTATTGAACTGAAGTACACTGGTGGCGAGTATGCGCGCTTCAGTATTGGAGACTTAGATGACCCTAACGATGATGACGACATCAATGGTATCATCAACTTCGCTGAATGGTGGGGAGCAGTTCCTGTCATGTGCGCGCGCTTTTCACACGATGTTACGTTTTACATCGATGACCCATACAGATGGACTGACCACAAACATGGGTCGACGACTATCAAACGGAAGGATAAAGAGGAGTACGCGACTATCGAAGACCTATTCGTGTTAGGAGATGATACTGGTGTAGAAGCCGGCTCACTCCAGACGACGCTCGAACGTTATAGTATCGAACACGGAAAGCTGTTCAGCTAATCAAGAAACCAAGGAATTTATATTAATGCCTGACAAACAGACAGACGGAGAAACTATGACAGAAGAGGAGACTGAGGACGAGGCCGAAGAAGAACAAACTCCCTCGTGGAGCGACTCGCTCTTTACAGGTGGGTCAGAAGGGCCCGATTTCGACAGAAGCCCATCGACTCCAGACGAGGGACGTGTATCACTAACTGACGAAGAAGAGTCAGTCCTAGAAAAAATCGAGGAGCTACAGGACGACCCGCCGGAGCCTTATCCGCATGATGAAGGCGGTGAAGTCGGGTATATTCCGGTTGGTGACTCGATGATTCCTTATCTCGAAAAACGAAAACGAGAAGGCAAAGGGTTCACTATCGACGACCTGGATATCAAGTGGTGGTCGGATAATGGGATGATGCCGAAGCATCCATACCTGCTGCTTAATCCGACGACGCTTGCCAACCGGAACTATCACTATAATGCTGGTATCGTCCGGGACTTCATTCGTGCGAAGCGGGGTGATGTGTTCATCTTAGCTGACTCGGGCGGATTCCAACTCGTCAATAGTGGGCTTCAGGTCACTGACGATAAGAATAAGCACGACTGGTCGAGTCACATTCACCCGGAGCGTGTTGTGGAGTGGCAGATAGCTAACTCTGATGCAGGAACTATTCTCGACGTTCCTGTCTATAACACGCTCGAATCTCAGGACGACGACCGTGGAGAGTCTCCTCACGATGGTCTGCTGTACGGAGAGTATGAGGAGTGGTTCTCCAATGTCCATGAGCCACGCTCCAAGATGACACGAGAACACGCTCAGATAGCGTCTGACCGCGTAGACGAGCTTGGTGTCGATGGCTTCCAGCTTACTGGTGTCCTCCATGGTATGCCTCGGCAGGATGGCAACGGCGACATGATGCACTCCTACAAGCAGTGGTATGACCAGCTTGAGCCGATGCGAGATTGGGACGGATGGTCACTGTCCAGCCCATACGAGGGACGTGTTGGTGCAGTCGCTGCACTGCTTGGCTTCGCTGGTGAGTATATCGACGATGCGGAATTCATCCACGTTCTGGGCCAAGGTAATGTCTGGGCTCGGGTTATCGGACGACTGTACGCGCAGGAGACTGACACGTTCGTTACTATGGACGGCACGGGCTTCAAGATTGGCTCGATGTTCTCTACGATGTACCTTCCGACGACGTACATGAAGTCCATCCGTATCACTGACCGTGTTGATGAAAATGAGGAGACTCGGTACGAGAAGATATCCAACGAACGGATGCCATGTGGGTGTGCGGTCTGCCGGCGTATCGAGAACAACATGGGTGCCAAAGAACTGTTCAACAAGCCCGGAACCGAGCGGATGGTTATGATGGACCTTCATAATTTAGGTCATCTCCTCCGACGGTTTTATCTGGTCGATTCCTTCGTTAAAGCGCGCGGGTCTGACCTGCTTGATGAGGTCACTATTCAGCGAGGCGGCGATAATGCCGCTGGGGTCGAGGTTACTTCTCACTCTGAGTTCTGGCGGCTACTGGAGAGTTGGTTCTCAGAGTCTCGGGTAGCTGAGATTTACTACGCGATGGATTTCGTTATCCAAGCGTGCCGTGGTAATCTCGATGAAGTGACTGATAAATACTGGTTCAACACGCCATTCTTCCACGCGACTCCCGGTGGAATCAAGGACGATAGCAGTCCGTCCATATGGCGCGAACGAACTAACTCGGTGTACGACTGGTAATCAATAGAACTATACTTTTAGATAACAAAGTAAGATACGAATGGCTCAAAAGTTAACAGACATCGACGGACTCGGGAATAAGAACGCCTCCCGGCTGAAGAGTTTCGGGATAGAGTCCATCGGTGACTTGGCTGAGTGTGACCCGGAGGAGGTTGTTAACGAGGTCGATGGAATCTCGGAAAGCCGTCTTCACGGATGGAGAACGGCAGCGGCTCGTGATGCAGTTGTTATCAAATCTGGTCAGCAGGTAGCTGACGAGTATGAGAACCTCACAAAGGTGTCCACAGGTATCGACAAGTTAGATAATATCCTCGGGGGCGGTTGGGATGCTGGATTTATGGTCGCAATCGGAGGCGAAACCGGGTCTGGTAAGACGCAGATATCGTTCCAGGCATTAGCTGAAGCAGTCAATCAGTGTGAAGGCGAAGGAATATACATCGAGACTGAGCGTGGGCGCTATCGGGGTAAGCGTATACGCGAGATGTACGATAAGGAGACGCAGGAGCAGATTGCAAAGATTCCAGCGTACAGTCTCGACCAGCAGGAGTTAGCATACGAAACTATCCTTGAGGAGTATACTCCGAGCGACCTCGCGTTCGTCGTTGTAGACTCCTTCACATCTCGGTTCCGTATGTCAGATGACTTCACGGGCCGCCAAGACCTTCCGGACCGACACACAGTGATGTCGAGGCACTTAGACAAGTTAGACAAGCTAGCCGCGGCGTGTGAGGTCCCGATTATCCTCACGTGTCAGATTAGTGCTAACCCGGACTCTTACGGACCGAATCAGACTATTTATGGTGGTTCGCTGATGCATCATATGGTCAATTACGTGATGTTCATGAAAGGACGACAGGGCGCTCTTACGAACATGGAGATTCGGAACCACCCCGAAGTGTCCAATCAGGAGTTAGACCTACAGATAACTGACGACGGAGTGGGTGAACCTCAATGAGCGATTTCAGGTTCCAAGACGAGTTCGAGGACGACAAACTAAATGTCTATCTGGCAGGTCCGTTGTCAGATTATGAAACTCCCCAGCAGACTCATACTGCTATCATCCAAGCAGCGTCTGAGTATCTTCCTGAAATCAACTTCATTGACCCGATGAAGCTCGAACCGGAGTACGCGTCCGGTTGGGAGATGATACGAAAGGACTTGACGTGTGTTGAAGATGCAGACGCGGTGTTTGCCTATCGTCCTGCTGGTTGCGAGTCATGGGGTACTCAAGCTGAGATACGACACGCGCAAAAAGTAAACACCCCAGTAGTCATCTATAACATGGATGGGAGCGACTTCAACCATTGGATGCATCTGCCTTTCACTGTTGAAGAAGAATTGGAGACCTGCTTCGACGCTCTTGGCGCGCTGGCCCGTATTTACGGGTAGTTCAGCCGGAGTCTTCTTTTTTCATGGGCGAATTCGGCTTCGCTCGCGGCACTAACTTCGCAAAGACTATATATGCGTCCGTATAAGACTAAGACGGAGTAGCTAACTAATGACAGACGAGGATAATTGGGTCGCTGAGACCTTTGGCGAGCGAGTTAAAGAAGTAGACGACGTTACCATCGAAGACGTTGAAGACTGGTATACGGACAAAATCGACCAGTACGGAGACGAGAAGATGGCTCGCGTGGCAGTTCAGGCTGACTTCAACAGCTGGATTAACACGGGCGCCGATGGCAACGTCAAGATGATTACGATTGGCGCGCAGGACGACCCGTTCAACAACGGAGACGTTTTCGTCGGCTACGCGCTATGTATTCCCGAAGACCAGCCGGTGAAGCTGGGAGTGGTCGAGTTCCGTCGTGACACTGTCGATGCTGATTCGATGATGCACCACTTCTACGAACCGTATAACACCATCGCTGGTGACTTTGATATTCAAAACGCTGAGAAGCCTGTTGGGTCCAACGCCTACAAGCTCTCGGCTGTTGAGAATACTACCATCGAGGAGTATGAGGGAGAGAAGTCCCGCGAAGAGTTGAAAGAGATGGTCGATGATTACATCGACACCACGAAAATCTCTGAAATCGGTGACAATCTGTCGCTCACAAACGATTCGGGCTTCGCTGCTGCTTTCGGTGTAGACCTGCGAAAGATTGAGGGTGCTTACGTCCATGAGGTCCGTGTTGGCGAGAACGCGGCCCGGCTCGTGGTGCAGGACGACTCCTTCGTAGATGCGCGCGACCTCGGGAGCGACATTACTGGTGAGGATGGTGACCAGGGGCTGGCAGGCTTTGCTGACCCAGACATCATCGAGTTCGGCGAAGCGTCCTTCGTGGACCTGTTTGGAGCAGTTACTCCTACGCAGGACGGGCAGGTGCTGATGTCCATTTATGGTGTGGACCCGATTCAGGCTACTGAGGCACCTGATACTGGCAATAACGGTGGTAGTAGTGGTAGCAGTTCGTCCGCTTCTGAAGATAACGTGGGCGGCACTGGTGCCGGTGCAGACGAAGAACGTACCATCTGAGGTAACTAATGGCAACAGAAATCACAGACATTGCGCCATCGGCGCAATCAAAAGGTGAAGCTGAGTCGTCAGAGAAACTCTGGCGCGTACTAATCTATGGGAATCCGGGCACCTGTAAGACTCACTTCAGCCTGTCTATGCCGGGACCAGTCATGCATATCGACACTGAGGGGAAAGGTAACGAAATCCTCGATAAGTTCGATAAAGAAGTAGTGTACTGGAACCCCGACAATTACGATGAAGCGTCCCAGGCACTGGCAGAGGCGCTCGACGCTCTTCACGCAATCAAGAACGGTGATGTGGACGGCTTCGAGGAAGGCACGCTCGGGACTATCGTAGTTGACAGCATGGCGGAGATGTGGGACTGGGCTCAGCAGAAGTATGTCTCCATGGCTTACCCCGGTAAGAGTGTGGATGACGTTGAGTTCCAGTCTGCCCTTCAGGGTGGTCGTGACTCTGATTGGAAGGCCATCAAACGGCTCCACAATGACGAGTTCCGCGCTCGAATGGTGCAGTCTCCGTTCCACTTCTGTTGGACAGCTAAGTCTAACGAAGACTTCGGAGCAGTCCTTTCGGGCGATGCTGATGAGCCTCCCATGAAGCCGTCGGGGGAGAAAAATAACATCTACAAGTGTAGTGAGCTCATCCACGTGTTTGAGGGTCCGCAGGGCCGACCTAACGCTAATCTGAAGAAGACCAGTCTTACCAAACTGAAGTTCGGGAAGATGGCGTGGCCCGATTGGCCTAAACTCTCCGATGCCGTAGAGAAGATGTATGCGGCTGAAACGTCTGACGAGGAGATTCATCTAGACAGTCTCGAAAAGGAGTTAGGTGTTGACCTGTTCACAGGTGACCCTGACATCGTTTACAGGGAGAACAATTCATAATGGGCGGTAGTTCGTCCATTCGGCTCCACTCGAAGACCTACAAGCAGCTCAAGGTCATTCAGAAAGACGGAGAGTCTTTGCTGGATACTCTCAATCGGATACTGCCGGAGGATGTCGATGAAATCGAACGTATCGACGAGGACGTGGTTGCAATTCCCACGCCGCCGGAAGTATCACAGAGAGTTAAGAAGATGGCTGGCCAAAATGTCAGTGCAAACGACGTCGTTGCGGAACTAATCGCGGAATACGAAGACGAGGTTAACAACAATGAGTGAAACTCAAGGCACTATCGAGGCGAATAAGAGTCAGATTAACGAGATGATTAACGCGACTGCGGCAGGCTACCATGAGGAGGTGTACTGTAAGATTACGGACGGCCGAGTCCGGTTCCTCGCAGGCACTCCTGGCGGTACTGTAGTCGCTTACACAGACTTCATCGAAGGCGATATCGAGCGAATCGACGGAGAGGCAGAGGCCAAAATCAAAGTCCCCGCGCTTCAGGACTACATCGACCTGGCATCGGAGGGTACTTCGTCTAACCTAGTCCTCGAGTTCATCGGGTCTGAGAACAACCAGCTGGCTGAACAGCTACGAATCTCGGCAGCAGGGAGCCATCGGTTCGAAGTCGGGCTGACGCTGCCTGCATCCAGTTCTGCGATGGATAACGTTCCGACGGACCTGCCGAAGCTGTTCGACGAGGATAACGTCCTGATGAATCAGAAGGAGCAGCGTCCGGTGAACACGCACATCGAGACTTACACTGAGACGCTCAAGAAGATTCTCGACGTGGTCGACCTCCGAGAAGAACTCGAATACTACCCCATCGTGGTTGAAGATGGCCACTTCAAGCTGAACGTCGGAAGTGAGCAGGGTAAGTATGTGAACGCTCAGCTTCAGGGCGATGCAGAAGGTGATGATGTGGACAATCTGTATGGCTCCGGCTTTAAAGAGGTCATCAAGTCCCTCGATGGGCAGATTACGCTCCACGTGGAGCAATCCAGTCCGCTTCTCATCCTCAAAGAGATGAATTACGGAACCGCGAGGCACGTTTTGGGTGCCGCAGAATGACATGAGTTAGGAGCATAGGAGTAATAAGGCTCCTGCTGTTAGTTTGAGTATGCCGGAGTGTAGTTGCTCAAACTGCGGAATTGTTTGCCCGACGTGCGATACCGAGTACAAAAGCCAGGAAGGTATGAGGACCCATCACGCTAAGACCCACGGAGAGTCAATCAGTTGTATAGCTGACGCTCGCGAGGTTGATGTCCCATGCCCATCCTGCGAACGGATGTTCGTCTCCGAGAACGCTGTTAAACAGCACCACGTCCAATCTCATGATGAGTCATTGACGCAAATCGAAGTCGAGTGTATTGTGTGCGGTACCGAAGGTGAAGTGAGTCAATGGTATGCTAAAGAGTACAACTGGACGTGTTCTGATAAGTGTGCTGATAAGGCACGTTCGGAGACGCTACAAGGCCGTGACATTAATTGGATAGATAAAGTCTCCGACGGTCTGAAGCAGTATTACGAAGAACATGACGGTCCGATGAAGGGTCAGACTCATAGCGAGGAGACGAGAGAGAAACTCCGAGAGATTAACGAAGGTCGTGAAGTAACATGGGGCGATAAAATCTCGGAGTCTGTCAAAGAGGCATACGAACGCGGAGACTATGAAGACCGGTCACCGCCTGTTCCCCAGACTATTGAGGTCGAAGAGACTGGCCACGAAGTAAGGTCCGGTTGGGAAGTTGAAGTTGACCTCATACTCCACGAACTCGGCATCGACTACGAATACGAGCCTCAATCTTTCAGTCTTCCAGTCGGAGATTATTGGCCTGACTTCATTGTCGGAGATAAGGTCATCGAGGTCAAAGGTTGGGCTCGGGAGAAATGCGTTACGAAGGCAGAACAGTTCTGTGAGGAGTATAACGAGTACGAGTACATCGTAATTCAAGGAAACGGACCGAGAATGCCATCAGATAAACACATCAGTTGTAGTAGCATAGACGAAGTAAGTAACTGTCACGAAACGCTTAAAAGCGTCTTGGAGTAGTCCTTACAATGAAACTGGGACCGGCTAATCGGACGCTGTTCGGTGAGAGCCCACGCCACGTCGGACTTGTGGGTCCAGAGCGAGGCGAAAACCGGAACCAGTTTCTTACGTTCGACCGAACGAATTTCAATTTGTTCCTTGATGCAAATTACGGGGAACACAATATGTATACCCGAATCTCGTATATCGGAGACGAGGGCGGCTCAATATTAGATGAGGTCTTTCTGGACCTTGATGTTGATAAGCCTGATGACGTTGAAGATTATGCGGCAGAGACCATTCCTGAGATGCGAACTGATAGGATGGTAGCCGACGAGGTCCTTGGCGATGTAGTTGAAGATGCTCGCAAAGCTGCCAGCTACTTAGAAGACCAACAGTGGCCCGCTATTGGAGTCTTTAGCGGGATGGGTATACATATTCACGCACTAACGGAACCGGAGGTACAGCCGGACAGGGAGCTTAAAACGATGGTCAAACAGATAGAGGACCATGCTAATCTCAAAACGCTCGATGAGAAAGGCGCTCGCCAGGGAGATTATAACCGGCTGTGTCGAATCGCAAATTGTCCACGAATCGCTAAAGATGGGCATCAACTCGGACTTTATACGATTCCGCTGACTGTTGAGGAGCTTAAGGACATCACTCCAGAGGAGTTACTCAAATGGTCCACAGAGCCTCGACAGATTCAGACTCCGCGCGGCGACCGTCCGCAGATGGAGATAATCGAGGAGTACGAGACGAAATCTGATAGCGGTGTAGTGGATACAGAAGTCCGTGAAGTAGGCGATGTTGATAATGAGGCGTTTGATGGACAATTCGAGGCCTTCCTGAAAGACGCTCTCAAGATGCCGTGTATGTACGAACGGCTCATGACACGGAATCCTGATAATGATGTCCGCTTAAATTGTGCTACGCTATTGTTCAATTGCGGGCTAAAAGTCAAGGACGTCGCTGAAATCTACAAGCGGCTTGGTTGGTTCGACTATGATGCTGACATCACGCGAGAAAAGCTGGAGCATATTTATAGCAAAGGTTATCGGACGATGTCATGCCAATCAGTCCAAGAGAAAGGTTTGTGCGTGAAAGAGAGGGACGAACGTAAGGACTGTGAACATTTCGGCTGGAAAGGAGGCCAGTGTAACTGGCAAGTGTAATACTGAATCCAAGGGCTATAAGTGTTTTCGCTGTAAACAGTGTAATGCGTGGAGCAAAAGACAATTACCATCCGCGAAGACCAAGATGAGTGGATAGACGACAACCACTTGAACTTGTCTTCGTTTGTACGAGACGAACTGGATGAACTAATCGAGAATCGAGACTAATGAGCCAAACTTGTCAACTCGAAAGTTGTATGGAAACCCATACTAACAAAAAGTTCTGTTCATACTCCTGTCGTGGAGAGTTTCAGAGCAATAGCGATGAGTGGCATGAGCAGGTTAAGAGCGGCTTACCCGAAGACCATTCGGCTGGTGAAAATAATCCTCATTACGGTCAAACAGGAGAAGACCATCCTAAAACAGGAACTAAATTAACACTAGAACAAAGACGGAAAGTTGGACCTGCTTCTGGCTCTGACCATTATGCATGGAAAGGTGGACGCGGAATCCCTACAGGGCCACATTGGCATATTCAACGACATATAGTCCTAGAGCGCGATGATGAAAGTTGTGCTGTTTGCGGAGTCGATGCTAATAATGTGCATCATGTTACTCCGCGAAGATTCGTTTACTTTCATCCGTTTATGGACTTCTCGAAAGTTAACCAGACGAAGAATCTGGTAGTATTGTGCGATACTCATCACAAGCGAGCTGATAGAATATCGAACTACTGGGACCAGTACCCAGAGGAAGTTACTGGACTAAACGGAGAGATAAATTATGACAACAGTTGAGGATACCGTGTGGGTGGAGCGCTACAGACCGAATTCGTTAGACCAAGTGATGGGCAACGAGGCTGAGGTAGAACGTCTCAAGTCCTGGACAGATGACCCTGCGATGCCGAACGTTCTGTTCTGGGGGCCGCAGGGCACGGGTAAGACTGCATCAGCAGTCGCCTTCGCTAAGGACAAGTACGGCGACCAGTGGGCGAATCACATGATGCAGCTTAACGCTTCGGACGAGCGTGGTATCGACGTGGTGCGTGACCAGATTAAGAACTTCGCGAGCCAAGGTGGTGTTATGGGCGAACACGACTATAACATCATCCTCCTCGACGAGGTCGACAACATGACGCGCGACGCTCAGCCTGCCATGCGCCGTATCATGGAAGATTTCAGCGACCGAACGCGCTTCTTCCTGATTTGCAACTACCCCAACAAGCTCATCGACCCCATCCAGTCTCGGTGTGCGCCACTTCAGATGAGTCCGCTCGACGAAGACCAAATCATGGAGCTTCTGACTGATGTTGCGGAGCAGGAAGAACTGGAATATGAAGCTGAGCAGCTCGGGACTATCGTAGACCAGTCTGAAGGTGACGCTCGCAAAGCTATCCACACGCTACAGTCGGCGTCTTCTGATGGTGTTGTGGTAGACGAGTTCATCGAAGCGGTCGTGAGTCTGATTGACAAAGACGATGTACGGACGCTCGTCGACGAAGCAGTCAATGAGAATCAGGAAGAAGCTATGGAACTCATCGACACTATGCTTCGAGATGGTATCGACGCCGCGGCTCTTTGCGATGAGCTGATGGACGTGGTCCTCGAACGTGATGACCTTCCTGCTGATAGTCAGTCTTTGTTGGTTGATAAGATAGCTGACTGTGAGTGGCGTATCCTTCATGGGAGTAATCCCGGAACTCAGCTCCGCGCGCTCGTCACAGACATCAGAATGGCACGGCACGTCTCACTGGACCCATATCGAGAGGCTTCCGACGAGCCGGAGATTTAACGATGTCTTCAGCAGTGGACATGGAGGCTGTCGTCCAAGGAGTGTTGGAGTACGACGCTTTAGACGGCATGAAGGGTCCTGCCCAAGTCGATTCCACGGAGCAGCTCACAGACGTCCTTACGGACCTAATACACGCTATTAGTATGCGTGGTGTGAGCCCTGATAAGTGTCAGTTCTATATGCATCCAGTGACGCATAATGAGCTGATGGAAAAGATGGCTGAGGTTAATGCAATGTTGCATCCGAGCGGATTCAAGGGCCGTCCGATTAAGATGAGTCCTGGTATTCCTGAGGATGTAATTCTGTTCATGGCTCCTGATGCAGTCTCATTAGCCGGTAAGGTGTACAATCCGCTAGTGATAGCATACGCGAGGTTAGTCGAAGAACAATGAGTTACGCATGGGAAGACGAGAAAGAGCTAGAAGACGAATCTGATTCAATCTTCAGATTGTCAGCCAGCTCAGTAAAGACACACAAAAACTGTCCGGCTCAGTTCAAGTATTACAAGATTCATGGCCTTGATGGCACTAAGGAAGGCAAAGGATACCTCGAGCTCGGTTCAGCAGTTCACGAGTCAATCGAGAACGTGCTTGGACGAGACCGTTGGCAGTCTCACCCACGTCCGCAGAATCAGCTACGCCAGGACTTGGTGAAAGAGTTTCGGGAATGGAACCCACAAGTCGAAGATGAACTCTGGGACCGCGGTATCAATTGCTTGGAGACCTGTTCCAAGTATGTAGCTGAAATGAGGCCGGAGTGTGCTATTCGCGCGCTCGAACCTAAGTTCGAGTTTACGCTCGGACGGCCTGACATCAAAGCCAAGTTCCTCGGATACATCGACTGTATCACAGAGAACGGGGAGATTTGGGACTGGAAAACTGGCAGTGTCCGCGAAGAAGCCGAGATTGTCCAAGGTTCCGTCTATATGAAAGGCTATCAAAAGCTGTATGGGGAGCCTCCAGAAAAGATTCGGTTCGTGTACCTCAAAGAAGGTAAGGTCCGGGGACTGGAGCCGAATGACGAGAACTGGAACGAGATGATACGGCACGCTAAGAGTCTGTGCCAAGACATTCAGCGTGACCAGTTCGACCCAGACCCAGAGGAGAGTAAGTGCTATTGGTGCGATTATCAAGGATATTGTAGTGCTTCTGCAAATGGAGCCGGCGGTATAGATTATACAGGCTACAAACGAAGACGAGCTAAGTTCTGAGTAAGATAGGCGGAAAATCTGTGGGCGCAGACAATCCCGCCCAAACGATTTTATTAGTTCCGTAAGTATATTCTTTTGGGCGCAGACAAAATGTCAGTTTCATGTCCTACCTGCGGGAAAGGTTGTGCTACGGAGAATGGGATGAAAAATCATCATGCTCAAATTCATAATGAGTCGTTAGCACTTGTTGAAGTTAAATGTGAGTGGTGCGGAACAGTTGAAAAAGAGTACGAGAGCCAATTAGAAATTTTCGGTGATAATTGGTACTGTCAAAGAGAGTGTTATAACAAAGCTCAGTCTAAACGACGAACTGGAAGAAGTTTAGAGGAGAATATCGGAGCTGCTGGAGCAGAAAAAGTTAGGAAACACGCTTCGGAGATGGGTAAACTTCGGGATAATAGTGGAAAGTTAAATCCGATGTTCGGTACTACACGAGAGCTATCCAATGAAACTAAACAGAAGATTAGCGAATCTTTGAAAGGTCGAGAGCCGCCTGAAGCTAAGTGGATGTTTGATGATAAATTAGGTCATTTTACGCGGTCAGATTGGGAGCGTAAATTTGGTAGGCTCTTACAAGATTCTGAGATTGAATATCAGTATGAAGGTGTAACGTTTGAGTATGATGATGGCCGAAAGTATTACCCGGATTTTGTATTACCAAATCATCAAATAATTATTGAGTTGAAAGGCGAATATTGGGTCGATGAGGATGCTATTAGTAAAGCTAAAACGGTTTTAGAATCTGATTGGAGATATGTTGTTATCGGAGCAAAACTTCCTTCTGATGCCCATTACGATTGGGACAAACGTGCTAAAGCTATCGAGGACTTGTAGTTCTAATGGTGCTGGTGGTGTGAGCTTCGATTCCTTCCGGCGACGTCGCGCTGAGTTCTGAGTTAGTAGCTCATTTTCCGTTTTTGTAGTATTGATATCAACAGATATATATGTGTACCACTGTTTTGTTTACTTGAGGAGGAACTTAGAATGAGTGCATCCACGCAAATCATCGACGCAG